GGGTGGCTGCGTTTGGGTCGGATACAGGCAACACGTCCACATAGTTGTAGTCCGCTTTTTTTGCTGGTGGATTACCGGTTTCTGGCTCATAGTTATATTCGTCCTCGGTGTAATCCCGAATAATTTCTGCGAGGAGCTTTAATTCCTGCCGTAGTGCGTAGTGTACCCTAGCTTGCACTGCAGACATAACCTTAAGCGTTCTTTCCAGAATAGCCAGCGTTGTTCCGACAGGTGCGTTAGCCGACATATCGCTAACTTTCATATCCGAAGTTGCCGCAAAACGACGCCCTTCATCAATGATTTTGTCAAGCAAACCAGCTAGAACCATTGAAGGTTCTTTGTACGGAAGCGGGAGAATATTGTCTCTAATGCTGCCTGATCCTACATCCACATCTCTAAATTCACCGGGGGCGATTGGTGTGTCATCGCCTTTAATACGTAAGCCTCTAGCTTTTAGACCCCCCGGCAGATTGGAAAGAGTGCCGGCATCGACAAGTTGACGCAAGATGGAAGTGGCTGATTTAGCAAAGCCACCAACAAGATGGAATAGACCAAAACCGTAAGCGCCATATCCCGGAATGTACTGATAGTGAACGAAGTGCTGACGCTTTTGACAAAGTTCATCATCTTCTTTCCAATTTCTACGAATAGCAAGTATTTCATTTGTACCCCTTATCATCGTAACAACATACGGTAGCGCAATTCCTGTAGGCTCGCCGTCGTCGTCTTTATCTTCAAATCCGGGTATATCTAGGTCAACGTGTGCTTCATATAGCTCAAAGCGGTCATCGTAAGATGCGCTAAAGCCAGTCTCTTTATCTTTCTTTTCTTGAATCTCAGTTCTAAACTTTTCTGGTTCACCAAGCTCTACCTCACGGTAAAACCCAGCGTGCATAAGTTTAATAAGATCATTTTTGGTCTTGCGCATTCTGTGTGTTACACGATGGCAGGACTCAATTTCGCTTGTGCCGTAAGGAATCATTACGTCCTCGGCTGGAATAAAGATAGAAGTTTGACGCCCTAAACCCGGGTCATAGTAAACTTTCTTAAACGCAGAACCTGCACCCGGCAAGTTCCACAACATTTTTTCGTGCTCTGCGCGATACTCAGGCATTTTCTCTGTCAGCTGGTAGTTCATATCAGTTTCTACACGCTGAGCAGCTTCTTTTTTATCTCGTGTTTCTTTGCCAACAATCTGTATACGCACAGGTCCTTTTGCTGGAAAAGTCTCCATAATTGTTTCTGATTGGAAACGAATTACAGCTTCTGTAATCATAGGGTGATAAACACCGCAGGCTCCATCCCAAGGTTCGGTTCTTTCCTCAAACTTCAAACCAAGCAATGTAATGCCGTCTTTGTACATTTTCTCCCAGTCTTTGCGGGCTTCAATGTCGTTACCAATGTCTTCTTCTAATTCTGCAGCTATAGTTTCGAGTTCACTTGGATCAATATCTTCGGCTAAGTTGGCGTTAAATGCTTCGCTACCTGTATCGGTGCCAATCATTTCTTCCATTTCAACTTCCATTACCATTGCTGGGTCTTCTACCTCAACGGTAATGTCTGGTTCTGCGCCCATCGTGGCTGCCATGCCTTGTGGAACTTGGTATAGTGACTTTTCAATGCCCATAATATGCCTTATCTAAACGCCGGACCTGATGCCCAGCAAGCTGCTGAAAATCGTACGCCATCTTCAACAGCGGTTACTCTATGTTTAAGTACTGACGGAAAAACAATAATACTGCCTTGCGGAATCCTTTCAGGAATATCCGGCGCAACTTCTAATTCAAAGACCCCGCCTTCGTACGAATCAGGATCACTTAAAAAAGCTACTGCTGATATTTTACGCTGTTGTCGCTCATTATTGGGAACAAAGCTGTCAATATGCCAATCATAGTGCCCACCGGGTTGGTAGCAACCTACTTGAACATCCTCAATTTTGCTAATGTCAAAGTTCCAATCCGCTACTTTGTTTGCCGTTGTTATGTAAGACTGAAGTACGCAGCCAATGGTTGAAAGCGGGTTTAAGAACACAACATCGGTTTTTCTAACGATATCATCCACAAACAAATCTACGTTGTCTTCTGACAACTGGGCATCAAACCGCTTATCCCAAGGTGTTGTTTGGATTAAATACTCGCACATTTCTTTAGGAATGGCCTTTGGAGTAAAAGAATAGAAGTGTTTTAACATCAGTAGTACGCTGCCTTTCGTCTGTATTTGAGGGTTAAATCATCTTTTTCGTCTGTTTCTAAACTAACAAACCCGCCTTGGCGGTACCGCAATAACGCTTGAGTCGTTGTATCCACAAAGTCATCGTGCTCGCCCGCAGGGAACGCAGCTAGTTCTTCAACCACATCTCTAGCCCAACGGCGGTCTGGCGCCCATACTTTACCGCTTGTGAATAAGTCTGCTATTGCGTTCAGCCTGACTATTTTGTCATTTCCACGGCTGGGCGTAAATTCTTGTATGGGTATGCCTATGCGTCTAAGTTCTTGAATTAACGGCGCTCCAGCAGCTTTTTTCTCAATTATGCAAGCATCTGGTTTCCACTCATTGTAATGTTTAAGCGCTACGGCTTTAAGTTCTGGGAATGTCATGCGGTCTTTAAACGCATCTAGCAGGATGATGTTAGGGGACATGTTGTCCTCCTCGTTGTACCAAACACCCCAAGTTGTACAAGCGCTGTAGTCAGATGTGGTTTTAACTTCATGCGCCGTATCCCAAGACTGTATAACATACTCACAGGTAGGGGGTTCATCTTCTTCCCACACCTTCCAATCAGTTCTTTTGATCAACGCCGCCATATCTGATGTTGGCTGTTGCATGTACTGAGCGTTCCAGTACCGTGGATCCATTTGCAATTTCTTAGCTTCTAGCTGCTCCAGAGGCCATTGTTCAGGCCAAAGGCTTTTGCCAGACGGCAGGATGGCGGGTAGTTCTACCACTTCCCAAGGCTCAGCTTCGGGGTTTTTTATGGTGAAATCAACTAACCGCCCAGTTAAATCTATTAACGACCATCTAGTCATAATGACAACAATGGCACCCCCCGGCATTAATCGCTGCAAGGGACCGGTTTGGAACCAACTCCACGCATTATCGAAGGTTGCGCGACTATTTGCTTTAATGTCTTGTTCGGAGTGGGGGTCATCAATAACAAATAAGTCAGCGCCGCGACCGGCAAGAGCGCCACCGACACCAACAGCATAATACTGACCGCCAGCCCCGGTACTCCATTTGCCTGCGGCTTTTTGGTCGTCTGCAATGATTGAGTTTGGGAAGATTTCGGCATATTCTTCGCTTTCAAGTAAGTTTCGCACCCTTCTACCAAAGTCTTCGGATAGACCGGCAGTGTGGGTTGCCATTATTATCTTTTTGCTAGGGTCTTGTCCAAGGAAATAGGCGGGGAACAAGTAGGATGAGAACTCGGACTTACCCATACGTGGCGCAATGTTTATGATTACCCGTTTTTTCTTGCCTTCTACTACGTCTTGGAATATTTTTGCTAGTTTTTTGTGGTGGGGGCCTACTTTAAAGTTTGGATACACATATTTGGCAAACTCTATGGGGTCTGACATTGCTTTTTTACGCTTAAAACGCTCATCTTTTTCATTTAGCAGCCCCAAGTAGGCTTCTTTTTCCGCCCGGCTCATGTCTTTGAGCGCCATGCGTGCTGCCATGGCTTCTTGTGGGGTTAGAAAGTCGAGGTTCATTCGGCGTCTTTAGGTTTTATTACTTTTTCTATGCCCACATCTTCCAACTCATCTATATCTTTCGCTTCACCCGGAACACTGTGTGCTTCAACCACATCCACAACGCCCATGTAACGTTCGAGTTTTGCTTTAATTCGGTTTTCAAGTTCCTCATCTGATATATCCTCACGTTTTACCTCGACGCGGTCTGTAAACAAAGCCACCTCAGTGACCTTTCCTAACAATTCCAATGCTTTTAACCGTATTCTTGCGTCTGGGTGTTCGGTTTCTTTGGCAATCTTAGTTACTGCCATGCTGCGCAGCTCGTTTGCCTGCTCTACAAATTTCCATTGGAACGCCGTGACCATGCTGACCACGGACTTTACTTCTTCTGGCATTTCTAGCGTAAGTAGTTTGTTTTTTGCATCTGGGTCTTGGGCTACAAGGCTTGAGAAAGTGTCACTAACTCTTTCTTGTTGCGCTTTTTCTAGCACTGCGTCGTCTTCGTCATCAAACTGGTCTAACCAACTAGATGTTTTTACTTGAGCGTTTAGGGTTTGTACGGTGTTAGCCTTGTCTAAAGGCGTAAATAGGGTGTCGTCCGGTAGTGTTTCCGGAGCGTAGTCGGCTGCTTTTGCTGAAACTAGATGGTCTAGTAACACGTATTGTTTCCCTATGGTTGCGCTGGGTTTGCGAGTTTGTGTAGTGTACTACACTTTTTTTGTATATACTACATATACCGGCGTTTTTACTTCTCCTTTCGTTGTGGCGTCGGTTTTAGTGGTTGTACTTTAGCCCCCGGACTTAAAACACCCGGGGGTTTTCTTTTGTTTACTTCTTCTTGCTGTATAAGTCTTTCCACGTATCCATTACGCAGTTGTACCAAAACTCATAAGACGCTTTAGTCTGGCTGGTTAAAGTCTCAAACTTCTCTAGCGCATCTTTGTATTGCTTCTCAAAATCAAACATGGTTTTTTCCTTTATATAGGTTGGTTAGGGTTTACCCCCGGTTTGTGTAGTATACACTACATTTGGTGCAGTGCAACATGTGTATAAATTTTGACTTTTTTTGTACACGTTTTGTGGACATGTACACTTTTTGGGGTTTTATATACATGTTATGTAAGTTTATCCTTTTTACTTATATTTACTTTGTTGTCTAAGATTTGACATACCCCCCTATATTTTTATTGAAATTTCATGCACTTTTGACACGTAACCCCTTGATTTTTTACAAAAATTTGACATTTTTTGGTTTGCGCCTGAGGAATAGTATTCGGGCACAGTGCACGGCATTAACAGTATTTGGGTTGGTGGGGGATAGGTGGGGTAAAACATACTAGCCGTAGTAGCCCATATGTTATAATAGAGTTATCGAGTAAGGGATTCCCCAAGCCGATACACAACGAAAGGGTTCACTATGAATCAAGTAACTAAGTATCTCAATGCAGTAGAGCAACACATCAATGAGGGCTTTAACCTAGCTGATGCAATGGCTAGCTTTGCCCCTGTGTTCAACAAGATGAAGCCTATCGCACAGCTTGAGGTGCGTAGCAATATCGCAAGGCTCATCAGTATCAAGAAGAAGGTGGCTACTGTGGAGATTACAGCAGGCACTTATGCAGGCTCGTTAGGCTTTAAGGCTAAGCACAAAGGCGGGAGCATAGCTTCGGAGCAAGCAAGAGTAATGCTTGGCTATTACATGCCAACTACAAAGGTGGAGACTTCCTCCACCCCAAAGAAGAAGGGAGCAAGCAAGGTAACGCCCGTTGAACGCATCAAGGCTCGGGTTACTAAGTTCGTTAAGCAAGCTAAGAAGTCTGACATACAGGAACGACTTGACGAACTCGCTATCGAGTTGAAGTTGCTTAAGCAGTTTGTGTAATGCAGTTTGACAAAGAAGTTTGGGAGAGTCGTGCGTGCGAGGCTTCATTGCGGTGCGACTCTCTGTCTAATCTTAACAACAAAGGAGAATTACTATGTATTCAATATGGTTCAGAGTGCCTAACACAGGCGCAACAATGGAAGTATCAGTAAACAACCTAGCGCAAGCCCAACAGACTTGGGACTTGATGAGCAAGAACTTTCAGATGGTAAACACACGCCCATAAGGAGAACTAAACCATGCTTAACAAACAACAATGCGCTTTACTCAAGCTATACAAACCAACTACACAGGCTAAGCCACAACCCAAACCACAGCCTGAACTAACCATGCTTGATGCCTTCAATAGCTTCACCCCACAACAATACAAGGAATCAAAATCATGTCAGCAATGAAAGACCTAGTCGAATCAATCTGTGCCATGTATGACAACGGCTACACACCCAAGGTAATAGCCCGCCTGTTAGATATGAGCAAGGATGAAG